TCAGCCCTCCGTGTTTCAACGGCGGGCAGAATAGCAGATCGGCGGACGGCTCAGGGGTGAAAAGTGACCACGTTTAGCGGGAGGGGTGCGCGGCGGCGCCTCGGCCTTGCGCGGCTGCGCCCCGCTAGAACTTTTCGGGCGAAAATCGCGGTTTTCTGAAAACTGGAAATCAGGGCGATGTGGGCCTTTTCTTGGGAGTGATATGTAAACGGTCGTCTCGACTCACTCCCTACCTTGTATTGGTTCTTGTTCTTGTTCTTGAGGCGCAATCTGTCCGCGTTGTGTCCGCAGCGTGTCCGCATTGCGTCCGCGTTCTGTCCGCAAGGTGTCCGCAGACGGCGTCAGAAGAGCAATCGCTGGCCGTTGATCCGGTCGAGGCGCTCGCGGCGACGGCGACGTCGCCCGGCCGCGTCGTGTCGGTTGTGGCAGCGCTGGCACAAGGCGGCCAGGTTCAAGAGGTTAGAGGCCTCGGGGCGGTCGTCGTAGACGTGGGCGATGGTGAGGACGACGCGCGAGCCGGTGACCGGGTGGGGCTTGTAGTTTTCGGCTCCGCACCACTCGCAGCGGTTGCCGGCCCGGTAGTGGAGGATGAAGCGGCGGCGGAGCTTCCAGTCGGCGGGGTAGCGGTGGCGGTTCTCCGGTCGGATGGGCATGGCGGGGCCCCGGGGTGTGGTCACTCTATTGGTCACTTATGGCGCGCATTGGCCGCGGTTTCTCGGTGTGTCGGCGACGTTCGGCAAAGGACTTATGCGCCGTGGCGCCTCCTGGGCGCCTCCTGTAAACACCCCCGTTCGACTCGAAATCAGGTGCCGGCTTGCCGGTTGAGGGTTCGAGCCCCTTGCCCTCCGCTTTCTAAGTTGTTTGGCAATCTGGGGTTGTGTGTGTTCCGCTGAAGGTGGGCGGGGGGGCCGGCTGGGCGTGGTCACCCAAATGGTCACTTTATGCGCGCCTTCGGTTTTTCAGGGGGCTCGGGGAGCGGGTTTTCCGCGTCCTGTCCGCTATCTGTCCGCGTCCTGTCCGCAGCCCGTCCGCGTGGGGGCCGCGTCGCGTCCCTGGTCGATCCGCTGGAAAGCGTCATAGACCGCCGCGGCCGTCCGCTCGGCCGAACGGCCGACGTAGTAGCGTTCAGTCGTCTCGATCGACTCATGGCGCATGAGCTCTTTCAGGACCATGGCCTCCACGTGGGGGGCCCAGCGGTCGCCGAAGCTGCGGCGGAAATCGTGGGGCGTGGCCCAGCGGGGCGAGCCGTCCGCGTTCGTGCCGGCAGCCACGCCGGCCAGCTCGGCCATAAGGCGTATCCGATGCGAAACGGTGTCCTCGTGGGGCCGGCCCCTCGCAAGGGTCGGCCGGAAAACGTGGCCTGTACGCTCGTTCACTGGGGTCTTGCGGAGGAACGTGGCGAAGTCGGGCGTGATCGGCAAAAGGCGGTCCTTCTTGCCCTTCTCGAATTCGGCCAGGATGGCCAGCATGGGCCGGCGGCCGTCGATCCGGTAGCGGGGCTCGGGGCCGTGGTAGACGTGCAGCGTGTTCTCGCGGTCCCAGGTGAGGGCCAGGGCCTCACAGCGGCGGAGGCCGCTGAGGTAGAGGCCGCGCATCAGGTGGCGCCAGCCGGCCGCGTGGGCGGCCCCTACGGCCTTCTTGGCCTTGGCCAGCATCCGCTCGAATTCCTCGGCCGTGATGGGGCGGCCGCGCATCAGACAGCCGCGGCGGCGGCTGGGGGTCTGGATCTGGGGCGCCGCATAGACGCCCTCGAGAAGTCGCTCGGCCCATCGCAAGAAGGCCTTTAGGGCGGCGGCATAGGAGCCGATCGACGCGGGGGCCAGGTGATGGTCGCGGAGGCCGGCGATGTAGCGGGAGACGGCCGAGGCGTCGGCGTCGAAAACGTCGCGGGGGCAGACGATCCGCTCGAAGTGGTCGGCGGCAAGCTCGAAGCTCTCGCGGTAGCTGGCCGACAGGCCGGCCAGGTGTTCGGCGACGTAGCGGCGGCGGAGGGCCCGCCAGCCGGTCCGCTCGGCCGTGCGTCGGGCGGCCAGCTCGGCGGCGACGTCGGAGCACAGGCGGTCGGCCTCGCGGACGTTGTCCGTCTTGAGGCTCCGGCGGCCGGTCTCGCCGGTGGCCGTGTGTCGCCACTCGGCATAGTAGACGCCGCGGTCCGATCGCCAGACGGCGCGGACGCGGTAGGGGCCGGCCGTGGCGGGTTTTAGGTTTCGGTGGCGGCGACGCATGGCGACTCTCCCCGGTTGGCTCGATCGACCGATTCGAGAATCACGCGGCCGGAAATGAGGGTTTTGGGCCAGCCGCGGCCCCACGCGTCAAGCTGGATGCCGCGGGCCTCCAGCTTGCGGGCGACCTGGCGGGGCTGGTTGAATCCGAGGATCTCGGCCAGCTCGGCGACGGTGTAGGCCTCGTCAGCGCGAATGAGCCCCCGGCGGGGGGGAGCGGTTCTTGCGGCCATGGGTGGCGTCCTTTCACAAAAAATGGTTGACGCCGCGGGGCCCGTCTTGTATGTATAGACCTTCAGCGGGGCCGAGCACGCGGCTTTTTGCGTTGTTTCGGCTTCGTGATTCTTAGAGGCGGGCCTGGGGAGGTTTAGCGGTCACCCCAGGGCCACGCGGAAACGGGGGCCGGTGCTTCGACCCCCTTTTTTCTGGCCGCGGGTCTCTCCGCGGCGGCCGGTTCTCTGGTCGGTTCCTCCTCCTTTCTCTCGCGTGATGCGCGCGGACCTTCGGTGCATTGCACGGTGGGGATACGGGGTCCGGATGACGCAAAGCGGCGAAAGCCGCGGGACGTACAGAAAAAAACGGTCGCGTCCGTGCATCTTGACTGGTCCTTGATGCCGGAATAGCGGGGCCGTTTTCAGGGGACGCGAGAACCGCCCAAGTACTCGCGTCCCTTGTTTTTATCAGCCCCGGTTGTCAAAAGATGATGGTTTCGCCCCCCAACGGGGTGAACATCAGTGTAACGCACAGCGTCCAAATTGCAAATGCTTTTTCGGTCAGGGGGGCGGAAAACGGTGGCCGGGCGGCGGGTGGAGGCGTAGAATCTGGGTGGTTTGTGGGGCAACGTGGACTTCGACGGGAGGGCTGAGCGATGACAGAAACGGCTTCGGAGCGGGTTTCGGTGGCGGGGCTGGGGGTACTCTCCGGCGAGCTCTCGCGGCTCGGCCAGGATTTGGACGCGCTGGCCGACGACGCGGAGGCGGCCGGGCTGGCCGAGGTGGCCGGGGACGTCGGCCCGGTGGCCGACGCGGTCGCCGTGGTCTGGGCGTTCGCGCAAGGGGTCGAGGATCAGGTCCGCGTAGCAAGGAAGGATGCGGGCAGCGTCAAGAGGCGGATTCTGGAGGCCGGGTAGCAACAGACGGTAGCCGGAGGGTAAGACGATGGACGAGCGGCCGGTTGTGGTCATTGAGCGGACGGCGAAGAAATACAAGGCCATTCAGCTTATCGGAATGGCCGTGCTGGGACTCGGCGCGGCCGGGTGCGTGGCCGGCTTGCTGTTCGTGTCGAAGGTGCCGATGGTCGCCGGGCTCGTGGTGGCCTGCATCGGCGGGGCCGTCGTGATGGTCGGCGGCGGGCTGGCCTGGTGGCATCACGGGTAACGTCGCCGGCCGCGGCAATCGACGCCGGCGTCGCGGCTCGAGCCCCGACGAGGCCGGCGGTGGTGGATCCGCGGGGAAACTTTACCACAGAGACACGGAGGGCACGGAGGGACGGTGTTTCCCGTTTTTCCCTCTCGCCCTTTTCCCTCTACACTCTTCCTCCGTGGCTCCGTGGTGAGCTACTCGGCCAGGCTCTCTAGGAGCTCGTAGTCGCCGGCGAAGTGCTCGGCGACCTTCTCGCGTAGGCCCTCGGGCCATTCGATCGACGCCGGCGGGGCGGCGTTCAAGTGTTGGAGTTCGACGTCGGCCGGCAGGCCGGCGCGGGCGAGGATCTCCGGCCAGCGGTCGGCGAGCTGGCCGAAGGGGATCGGCTCGACGCCGAGGTCCTGGCCGTCGGGTGTGTGGCAGAAGGTTTGCCAGTAGCCGCCGGGCCGGTAGGCCGGCAAGACTTCGTCGGTCACAAAGCGGCCGAAGTCTCGATGCGTGCGGACACGCATTAGGCGGGTGAACCACGACGGCGACATACGAAACGGGGCCTCTTGCGGGTCCATGGCCTCCAGGTCGCGGAGGGTGAGACGCCAGTCGGATTCTATGGCCTCGTGGGGCGGCCGGATCGTGGCGAACTTGTAGCAGCCGGCCCAGGCGGCGCGGCCGATCCGGCGGCGGATCTCAAACGCGCGGAGGTGGCGGCCGCGGCCGAGTTTGACGATGGCGCCGTTGCAGGCCTCGGCGAGCGAGGTCTTGATCGACGTGCCGCCGCAGCGGATAAGGTGGACAAACACAAGTTTGCGGGTCGGGTCGTAGAGCATGGCGGGCCTCGTGTCAGGGAGTAAAAACTTCGCCCGTGCGCGGGCAAAGGGTCCGTTTCTTGGATCGGTGGGCAATCTCGCGGGCCAGGCCGGGCTCGGATTCGACGTAGAGCGAGGCCCCGGTCAGCTCGCGGTAGACGTCGGCCTTCCACTGGGCCACGACGCCGGGCTGGTCGCGATCGGCGAGCGTGTTCCAGGGGCCCATGATGAGGCGGCGGTAGCGGACGCCCCATTTCCGGAGCCAGCGGACGGTGGCGGGCCGCTCGCGCTGGAGGCGGGCGGTTACGATGGCCAGCACGGGGGTTCTCCTGGGGAGCTGCATGGGGCGGCCGCGGTGGCCGTGGATGACGCCGTCCAGATCAAAGGCCGCGCCGCAGACGAGCGACGAGTTGTAGAGATTCCACTCGAGCCAGTGGGGCACGGGGAGGGCCACGGCGACGTAGTCGGCCAGGCCGACGTTGTGGGGCGTCGAGTAGATAACGGCGGTGCGGATCGTTGCGCCCGGCAAGTCGCGGGCCAGGGCCTTGCGGGCCCGCCCAAGGGCCACGCCGGCGCAGATCGTGTCATCGACGACGAGCGGGCGGGCGAGCTGGCCGTCGCCGAGCTGCTCGCGGGTGTCCTTTAGTCTAAATCCGGCCCCGCAGTCGACGACGGGGCCTTCGGGCGGCATGGCGAAAAGGGGCAAGTGGAGCTTGGCGGCGATCGCGGCCGCCGGGATCATGCCCGAACGGGCCACGCCGATAACGGCGGTGAGGTCCTCGGGGAGAAATTCGGCCAGGCGTTCGGCCTCGGCGACGAGGTCGGCCGTGCGGATGTAGGTATGGGGCCGGCCGCGGGCGACCATGTCCTCGCCGCCCGGGTGCCAGCGGTGGAAGGTGCATTGCCAGACGCGGCCCTTTGCCTTGACGGTCAGACTGCATCCGCAGGCGCGGCACCAATCACCGTCGCGGTGTTCGCAGCGGTCACAGATTGCCAGCCGGCGGGCATATTCGGCCTTGCCGACAAAGTGGAGGCGGTCGGCGACAAACTGGCCGAGGGCGGCGGTCACGCTCCACGCGCGGCGGTGCATCGCCGGCATGGTCGCGGGTCGGCCGCCCGGGCATTGGCGACGGAAGGGGCGGTCGGGGTTGGCCGTGTCGCGGAATCCGCAGACGGCGCAGACATAGCGGCCGTCGGCGTCTTTTACGGGCTTGCAGTAGGCGGGGGCGGGGGTTACTGGTTCGGGAGCCATAGCTTGATCGTGTTGGGCATGGTGCCGTCGCAAAAAAGGCCGGAGTTGTCGTGTACCTTGGTGAGGGTGAGTTTGCCGTCGGGGGCGCTGGCGAACGGGCCGAGACAGCCGATTAGCTCGGGATAGAATGTCGCACTTTGCCAGGCCGCGGAGGTGAGCGACGTCAAATGAATCCAGACTTTGTAGTAGGCGGTTTGGGCCTGGGGGGGCGGGTTGTGTGTGATGTATAGTTGGACGCCGACAACGAAGTCGATGGGGTTCCCTTGATACGTGCATCCGGTCGCGATCGTGTATTCCCAACTGCACGGAGTTTGCAGGCCGGCGTTCGGGTAGTAGATCCCTTGGGCGTGTTCGTTGCACTCGTCGCAGCCGTAGTAGCCGGTCCCGTCGGTCCAGCCGCCGGAGCCGAGGTCGACGCCGAGCTCCCAGGGGAGCGGGTTATCGCTGCAATCGCCGCAGTCGAGGCCCCAGTCGCCGCATCGGCCATTGGTGGCGCGCTCAAAGGCGGTGACTTTGGCCGTGGCGCCCGTGATGTCAAACAGGCTCTCCCCGGCTCCCTGGTCGGGCGGGGCCTGGCCCTCGGCGGTAAAGGGGGATTCGTCCCAGCCGAAACAGTCGCGGTCCCAGCCGCCGCCGAGGACGGCGTTGTCGAGCCAGTAGACGTACTTGGAGCCGTCGTCGTTCGAGAGGGCGAAAATCGGGTAGTAGTGGACGTTCCCGCCGGTGGTCCAGTATTCGATTCGAAAGAGGGCCTTGGTGAAGTCGCAATAGGGCGTGATGTCGGCGCCCCACTCGCAGCCGACGCCCTCGCTTGTGCCCCGAAACGGGCCGATGCCGGTGGGCGATTCGAGCCACGGCATGTCGAACGTAGCGTTGAGTTTTTCGGCATCCGCGCACCACGGCCAGGTGGCGGACGGGGCCAGGCCGGAGACTTTGGCACGGATACAGCAAGGCGTATGGTCGGCGCAGATAGCGCAGTCGCAGCCGGCGCCGGCGGCGCAGGAACAAGGGCCAGTGCAGGGGCCCCACCAGCGTACAGGCATGGCGCGGACTCCTAACAGGTGAGCTGGATGATTTCCCAGCGGAGCGAGCCGGGAAGTTTTAGGGCCCAGCCCTTGGCACCGGCCCCCTCTCCGCTGCCGACCATGCCGGCCTCAGTCGAGCCGGAGCCGTAGAAGCCGAAGAAAAAGTCGTAGACGGTGTGTTCCGTGGTGGTGCGCTCGCCCCCGGCGTCGATCTCGTAGGCGGTCGCGCCGGCCGGGTTCAAGGCGGTGAGGTTGGTTTTGAGTTCGAAGCGGAGGGCCTGGAGGCACTGGGAGCCGCCGCCCAAGAGGACCACGGCGTCGCGGATGCCCTCGGCCGGGGCGGGCTGGGGCCAGAGGATCCGCGCCGAGCCGGCCGGCGAGCTGGCCAGGCTGCCGGCGTCGGCGTCGGCTATCTCGGCGTACTGGTGGGCGACGTCGGAGAAGTTGACGCGGGCGGTGGTGACGCCGGCCAGGCAGGCGGGGACAATCTCGCGGATGCCGGCCGGGGCCAACAGCACGCCGAAGCCGCCGCGGTGCTTTTCCGTGTCGGGCGTGTCGCCCAGGAGGATCGGGCCGGCCTGAAAGGCGGCCTCGTTGTCGGTCGGCTCGGGGAAAATCCCGCTGATGCCGAGGGCGTCAAAGCGGTTGCGGGCCGCGCCGGAGTCGTTGCGGATCTGGACAATGCACGGTCGCCAGAGGGCGCCGGGCGTGGGCACGGGGCCGGCGGCGGCCTGTTGGCTGCGGACCCATTCGGCGGCGTCGATAAACGCGGCGTGCGCGATGGCGTCGGGGCCTTGCCAGGGCTCGCCGGGGCGTGGTTTGTGGAGGGCCACGGGTCAGCTCCAGGGGTCGACGAGGCCGAGCTGCGTGAAGTCGCCGTATTCGTAGACCCGCTCGACGTGCACGGCCTTGGGGCGATTGGTGAGGGCCTTGGAGACGGTGTCGTCGACGGGCTCGTATTCGACCCAAAGGTAGTGGTGCCCCTCCTTGTCGATTCCGGTAACGTCGCCCACGGTGAGGTTGGTCTTGGTGCGAGAACACGCAAAGCGGTGGGTAATGCCGACGTCCTTCTCGCCGCGGCTGGAGCCGTTGACGCCGAGCAAGAGCAATTCCCCTTTGCCCCAGATCCGAAAGGGGTCCTCGTTCGTCGTGGCGACCAGCTCTTCGAGGGTCTCGATGTAGGTGGGCGTGATGTTCTGGAGCTTGACGTAGTGGGTCTCTTCCCAGGAGAAAATCGGGACGTGGACGTCGCAGCCGTCGACGGTCACGCCGGAGCCGTCGCGGCGGACGCCGATGGCTCCCTTGTGGTCGGGCGGGGTCTTGCCGGAGGGGGCGTAGCGTTGGATCGTTTCGAGGCTGTGGTCGATGTGCAACGATTGGCCGGCAATCTCGAAGCTCCACGTGGGCGGGTCGCCCTCTTTTCCCTCGGGAAAGGGGCCATACTTGACGTCGGCGTCCCATGTCTCGTTGCCGAGTTCCTCGACGGCGGCGTCCTGGCGCAAGAGGCCGTCGAAGACAACCGGGGCCGCGGCCATGGCGAGGAGGTAGGCCTGCGCGGCGAGGTCGGTGCCGTGGATCTGATAGTGGAGCGTGGCGCCGTTCTTGGAAAGTTGGCGGCCATTGAGTTCGACGGCGTAGGCCATTTAGCCCCCCCAGGCGAAGGTAAAGCGGGTGTTCTTGGCCGTCTCACGGGTGTTCTTGGCGGCCTCCTTGTTGGCTTGGGCCGATTCCTCGGTCGCTTTGGCGATGCGGTCGATGGGATCGGAGGCGGCCCCAAAGCGCTCGGCGGCCGAGGCTGAAAAGGTCCCGCGGGGGCCGGTGGCGGCCGCGGCCGCGGGGATCTGGGCTTGCTGCGTGGCAATCTGCCCCAGGAGGTCGAATTTCTGGTTGATCTTCTCCGGATCGACGCCGGCGGCGACGCCCTCTTCGAGGGCCTTTTTGCGGTCGAGCTCCAAGAGCGCGAGCTGTTCGTCGAGCCCTTCCTTGTTGGCCTGGATCTCCAGCCGGGCGACGTCGTCGGCGTAGGCGCCGCGGGCGGCGGCCTGTTCTTTGAGGTCGGCGACTTTGGCGGCGAGCTGGTCCTCGAGGGCCTTGTTTTCGACGCCGGCGATTTCGCCCTGTTCGGCCTGGTCGATCGCGGCCACGGCGGAGCGGGCCCGGGCGGCCTCCGGCTCGTTGCCGGCCGCGGCCAGGTCGTCGGCGAGTTGCTGGGCGGCGGTCCGCTCGGCCTCGTACTTGTCGCGGATCATGGCGAGCTGGCGGGCCTTCTCGTCCTCGATCTGGGCGAGCTTCTGGTCGTGCAATCGCTGCGCGTTCTTCTCTTCGATCGCGGCGAGCTCGGCGAGGGCCTGGGCCGCCGCGACGCCGGGGGCGGTGCGAGCTGCGGCCGCGGCCGGCTCGGGGAGCTTCTCGCCGGTGAGGGCCTCGGCCTGGCCGGCCTTCAGGGCGGCGCGGCGCTCGGTGAGGGCATCATAGGCGGCCTGCTCCTGCTTCTGCTTGATGCGGTATTCCTCGGTGAGCTCGACTTTCTTTCCATAGCTGAGCTTCGAGTTGGCCACCTCGTCCATGGCCTCGCCGAGAATTCGGATGTTGGCCAGGTGCTCTTTCTGGGCGGACTTGATTTGCGCGTCGGCTCCCTCGGCCATGGCCGCGGTCAAACGGTCCTGGGCGTCGGCCAGGCCGAGGACCTGGCCGGTCGTCTGGTCGACGGAGAGGCCGAGGTCGCCGTAGCGGTCTTGGAGGCGGGCGATAATCGACTCGGCCTCCGCAAGCTCGGCACTCGTCAATTTCTGCTTGTCGCCGAGCTGCTCCAGTCGGTCGAAAAGGTCCTGGTCGGCTTTGCGGAGGGCGTCGGTCTTGCCCAGAAGATCCTCTTGGGCCTTGCCGAGCTCGACGGTTGGGGCCAGGGCGTTGTCGAGGGCGACGGAGACGGCCACGGTCGCCGCGGCGATGGCGGCCAGGGCCAATACTACGGGGTTCGCGGCCAGGAAAGCAAAGGCGGCCGAGAGGCCCGTAACGGCGGCGGATACGGTGGAGACGACGCCGGCGGTAGCGGTCAGGGTGGCGCCGATCGCCATGATAGCGGCGCCGGCCGTGCCGACCACGGCGGCCACCTTGGCGGCGGTGGCGAGTAACTCCTGGTGTTCTTCGATCCAGGCGCCGACGTTTTGGGCAATCTCGACGGCCTTTTTGCCGTACTCGGTGACCATCGGCAGGACGGACTTTCCGAGCGAGGCGGCGACGTCTTCGAGGACGCCGTAGAGTCGCTTCTTGACGTTGGCCCAAGAGCCGGCCGAGCGGACCGCGTCGCCTTGGGCGGCGGTGGTCCCCCGCATGATGATGGCCAGGCGGGCGTACACCTTCTGTTGTTCGCTCGCCGTCTTGGGGTCGATGCCTTGCTGTAGGAGCTCCTGTTTGACTGCGGCCTCGTTTACTATGACGCCGTATTTCTTCATAACCTCCGAGCTGCCGGTCAGGGCGCTTTGGAGGTCGCGCAGGACGTCCGCGTCGGCCTTGTTGTTGAAGCTGGCCAGGTCGACGGCCAGGCCGGTAAGCTGTTTTGACATGTCCTCCGCGGCGCCGGTCTCGAAGCCGAGCGGGACGAACAAATCTTGCGAGCCGGCGAGAAACTCGGCAATCTGTCGTTTCGAGCGCCCCACCTGGCCGGCGAAGTCGTCGCCCCAGGCCTTCATGTTGGCGGCGTTGGCGCCGAAGACGACGTCAAACTTGTTCATCACCTCCTGGAGGTTCGAAGCGGCCTTGACGCCGGCGACAAAGGGGGCGGCAAACAGTCCGGCCGCGGCGGTGAACTGGGCGCCGATCGCGGTAAGCTGGGAGCCGAGAGCCTTGGTTTTGCCGGCGACCTTGTCGAGGCCCTGGGCGAATTTGCTATCGTGGAGGTAGAGCTCCACGTAGGCGGCGCCGGCCTTGATGGCAGATCCGAGGCCCATGGGTTAGCCCTTTCGTGGCGGGAAGAACTCGCGGAGTAGTCGGCGGTCGGCCTCGGTGGGCGGCGGGGCGGGCGTCGGCTCGGCCGGCTCGTGCCAGGGGCAAAAGTCGAGCGGCGGGATCGGCTCGGCGTCGGTCGGTCGGTTCGTGTTGTAGATTTGGGTTAGCACTGAAAACGTCCGATTCCAGTGGGCGCGGTCCGCGGCCTCGGCGGCCCATAGGAGCTCGCGGAGCGTCCGCGGCTCCGGGTCGAGGCCGGCGACGGCGCCGAGCTCGAGCATTAGCTGCCAGGTGCCACCGTCGAGGCGTCGATTGCGGCGACGGCCTTCTCCGCCTCCTCCACGGCGGCCGTTATCACTTCCCGTTGCTTTTCGATCGCCCGGGCCTGGTCGGGGCGGCCGAGCGATTGGTAAAAATCCGAGAGGGCCTCCAGGAGCGCGTCGTGGGCCTTGCGGAGGGTCTCGCCGGCGAGTCGCTCGGCGAAGTCGACGTCGGCGAGCTTGCGGGCGTCGGCCTGGGGCTTGCAGACGACAAACAGGAGGTCGACAAGAAAGACAATGTCGGTGTCGATCCGCGTCAGTAGTGCCGGCTGGTCGGGTTTGGCCGCGGTGAGGTTGCCGAGGTCGACGTCGAGGTAGTGGGCGGCCCGTTTCACGGTCGCGCCGGTGATGGCGACGTCCCAGGTCTCGCCCTTGGAGTCGGTGAATTCGTGCATGGGTACGGTCCGTTTGGTGGGAAAGGGTTGGGGGGGGGTGGAGCGATAGAAGGGGGCGGGCCGAGCCGGTAGCTAGCTGACCCGCCCCCGGCGCCCCTTTCCCCCTGGGACTACTACGTGTCGGAATCGTAGAGACCGCCGAGCTTGAACGTGGCGGCGGCCGAGCTGTCGGCGTTGGAGACCTTGATCTCGTCGACGGGGTTTCCTTCGAGCGGGTTGGTCTGGCCGGTGTTCTTCACGAAGCTATAGGGCTCGTTGGCCTTGAGGACGGCGGCGTCGAGGACGGCGTCGCCGGAGTCCTCGAACGTGATGTGCCCGTCCTTGGTCGAGCCGGCGACGATCATCTGGAGTTTGTCGCCGTCGAAGTCGACGTCAAGGGTGGTCTGCTCGTCGACGGTAACGGCCGTGTCCTGGACGGGGAGCGCGGTGCCGGCGGCGCCGGTGAACGGGATGCTGGTCCCGCTGACGGTGCCGACGGTCGCGCCGCGGGCGCACTGGCGCTCTCCGTTGGCGTCGAGCCAAAAGATGTCGACGACGTCGCCCGTACTGATTGAGTGCTGGGCCGAGCCGGCGGTGATTGTGCCGGCCGTGTCGCTCGTGCGCGTGGTGAGGCTGCCGGCGTCGGCGGCCGGGAGCGATTTCTCTTGACTCGGCAGGGCGGCCGAGGCCGTCCGCTGGATCGTGCTTTGGATCGACACGCCGCCGACGGACGCGTTGTGCGTGATGGTTCCTTTGAGGGACATAGAATCGGGTCCTTATGGGTTGGTTGGCGTCGAAGCGGGCCAGGCGGCGGCGGCTTACTGCCAAACCGGGTCGCGCTCCTCGTCGGTCGGCTTGGCCTCGACGTCGTAGACGATGAAGTTGGGGTTCGACTCGTTCCTGGCACATTTGAGGATGTAATAGTCCGCGTCGAGCCCGTCGCCGCCGGCGGCATCGGTCGGGTAGAGGGCAATCCGGGTGCGGTTCGCCCAGGCGGCCCGCAAGAGCGGAATGAGCGCGTCGCCCTCCTCGTCATGTAACTTGAAGGTGAGAGAGGCCTCCAAGTAGGTCGGCTTGGTGGTCACGAACTTCTTTTTTCGCCTGAGCGCCTCGGCGGTCCTGGCCGTGGCGGCGAGGTTGACGTCGTGAATGTTTTGATGCTCGTTGGTGGCGGTCGATCCGGAGTCTCCGTAGTGGAATTCTCCGTCGAGGCCGATTCTCAGGTCTCCAGCGGCCATGATTTTATCTCCGATTTGTTGGGGTGGTCTGCTGTTAGAACGATTGGCGGTAAAAGTCGGGGAGCTTCGGCCGGGTCAGCTCGTAGGCCGGGCCCATGTACGGGCGCGGCGCGAAGTGTTCGTCGCGCCACTGGCCGCCGTGTTCGTGTTCGGCGCCGGCCGGGCCGACGACGTCGACGGACGGGCCGACGAGGGCCAGGCCGCGGGCCTGGTCGACGTAGAAGCGGATAGCCTTTTTCAGGCGGCCGGTTCGCGTCGAGGGGGGCGAGTTGGGGGCGCTCGGGCTCTTGCGGCGGCGGATCGAACGGCGGGCCGTGGTGCGGACGTAGGCCGCGGCGCGGTAGAGGTAGCGTCGGCGCGCTCGGTCGGCGACCGTAGCGAGGCGGCTCAGGTTGTCGACGAATCGAATCTTTAAGGCAGTAGTCATTGCACGACGCGAAACGTGAGGGCGAGCAAGCTGGTAAAGCGATTGCGGCGTTTGTCGGCCGGATCGGCGACAAGGGGCACGGTGGCCACGCATCGCACCTGGCGGCCGGAGAGGCCGTCGAGCGGCTGGCCGTCGAATAGCTCGCGGATTTCGTCGCCGAGGTCGACGAGGGGGTCGGCCGTGGCGTTGCTGAAGTTGACTCCGCGAAACTGGCGCGTGAGTAGGACATCGACGTCGAAGTAGCGGAGCTTGCGGGCGCGGCCGAGTTGGCCCATAACGGCCGGGTCTTCGGTAGCCGGCGGATCGCTGCGGCCCATGGGGACAACGTAGCAATAGAGGCTGTCGTCCATCTCGGCCTGGTCGAGGTCGGGCGCGTAGTCTCGCACGGCCGACACGTCGACCGTAAAGCTGTGGTCGCTGATTCTGTCGGCGACACGTTGGGCGAGCTCGCGCGTGGTGTTCACGGTGTCGGCGTCTTGATTTCTTGGGTATGGATTCGCAAACAGACGGCCCCGCGGTCGGCTGGCCGGTAGTGTCTCTCTCCGCCGAAGGGGGCGGCCTGAAACGTGCGACTGCCCCAGGTGATGGTGTCGCCTCGCTGGGGCGTGTGTTGGCTGCCGCCGAGGATCAGGTCCGCGGCGACGACGAGGAAGTCGGCGTCGCTGTACTCGATACGGAGCTGGCCGCGGTCGTCGTCGCTGGCGAACTTCTGGCGGCCCACCAGGGCGGCAAGCTCCGCGGTCTGCCCTCCGCTGGCATAGGCAACGGTCTCGCCGTCGCAGCGGATCGTCTCGGCGAGGACTTCGGCGGCCGTGTCGAGCATGGTCTCAGGCTGGCAAGGGATTGGGGGCCGGGGCGCGTGGCCCCGGGCCCCGGGTCAGGTTCGGCCGGCGGTGGCGGGCGTCATCAAAAGAGGGCTTCGAGCGTGAAGTCGACGCCCGTGTTGTCGCCGCCCGCGGCGAGCACGGTGGCCGTGGCGCGGAGGTAGCGCTCGGCGTCGCTGGGGAGCCGGAAGCGGTACTCGGCGGCGGCGCCGCCGGCGGCCTGGGCGGCCCCGGTCACCGTGATGGCGTTGTCGATGAGCGTGGTCGCGCTGCCGAAGGCGACGTCGTTGTCGGTCTGGATGTCGACGATGATCGTCTTATCCTCGACGAGGCTCGGCGTGGCCGGGATGCTGACGCGGTATTCGACGTCTTCCAGCGCGGCGCCGCGGCCGGTGCGGGCGCCGGTGTCGATTCCGTCGGTCGACGCGGCGGCGCCGGCGGCCGGGAGGGCCTTGGTCTTGACGAGCGAGGCGTCGCGGACGCCGTGTTGCGTGCGGTCCATGGTTTGGGTTCCGTTTTGGGAGTTGTTTGGTGGTTTGGTGACTGATGCGCGGGGGTTTTGTCGGCCTGCCCGGGGTCAGACGAGGGCGAGCTTTTCCGTGTTGAGGATCGAGTCGGTAACCTTCACCGGGATCGGTCCCTCGGGGCCGTCGATGATGTCGGGCCAGGGGGCCGGCGCGCCGGTGGGCGTGGTCGCCGTCCGGCTGTTCTTCCACTGCTTGCGGCTCCGCGTGGACATGTAGGCGACCGTGGGCGGCTTGCCGGCCGGGAAGAGGGCCATGGCCGAGTCGATGAGGGCGTCGGTGAGGCCCTTTCCGTTGTCGGTGGTCAATTTCTTGATCCGCGCGACGCTCTTCAGGTGGCCCACCTGGAGGCCGGGCCGGAGGTAGAGTTCTTGCCGATAGCCCGTGTAGGGGTTGCTGTTGGTGTCGATGAGGCGGACGGCCTCCGGGTCGGTCACCTCGGCCTTGCCGCCGAGCCCCAGGAGCCAGCGGGTTCCCTGGGGGTGCCAGCGGACGAACCAAACAGAGCTTGCGACGTCGTCGGTCGTGCCGCCGGCGTCGACGGTCATGTTGTCGGCGTCGTACTGGTCCAACAGGCCGGGGAAGCTCTTGGCCCCCTTGCCGACCGTCGCGTTTTGCCCGTAGAAAAACGCGGTGCCGAGGGCCTGGAATGCGCCCTCCATGATTCCGAGGGCCTCCTCGGCCAGGTAGGCGCCGGCGCCGTCCTCGGCCGCGTCGGCGTCGGCCTTGTCGACCTCGAATTGCGGGTTGAGCAGGTAGCACTCGAACAAGCGTTGTTCGTAGGTGCTGTGGTCGACCGCCGTTCCTTCTCCGGAGCTGCGGAAGTTCACGGTGGGGACGGCGGTCCTCACGCGGGCCCGGTAGTTGAGGCCGGTGATGGACCGGGCGCCGCCGAGGGCGACCTCGGGGGTCGCTTTCGAGGCCTCTTCGATCAGGCCGACGGCGTCGTCGGTGCCGTTGCGGCGGACGACGTCGAGCAAGGTGGGCATAGACATTGCGGGTTTCCTTTGCGTTTTCGGTCAGGTGAGGTAAGGCGGGGGCGATGGTCGGGTCAGTTGCGGCCGCGGGCCATGGCGGCGGCGTTCTTGGCGGCCAGCGGGGCGAGCTTGTCGCCGACGATGCCGGCGGCCTGGGCGGCGGCCTTTTGCTCGTCGCTCTCTTCGGCCTGGAAGTCGGCCGGCTCGGTCTCGCCGCGGTCGACGGCGGCCAGGCGCCGCTCGGCGTCGGCCAGACGGGCATTGAGCTGGGCAACGTGCTTTGCCTGCGCGTCCTCGAAGCTGAGCCCCTCGGCGTACCACTTGCCGCCGGCGTCGCCAAAGGCCTCCAGAAAGCGGGCGCACTCGGCGCGGGCGTCGGTGGCGGCCAGGGCCTCGGCCGGCTCCGGCTCGGCCGGCTCGGTCGGCGTCTCGGCGGCGGCGGCGGCGAGCTCCTCGACGGGCTCCGCATCGGTCGGCGTGGCGGCGGTGGCGAGGTCCTCGACGGGCTCCGGGTCGGTCGCGTTGGCGGCGAGGGCCTTATCGTCGGTCGGGGCCTTGGTTGGCTTGGTCATGGGTACGAGCTCCAGATTGTTTGATTCGAGGAAACGTGAAACAAAGCCGGCGACGCGCTCGGCGTCGACGGAGAGGGTGACGAGTTCGGGGGCCTCGGCGGAGAGGCCGAGGGCGTAGGAGGCCAGGGCGTCGGCCTCCTGGGCGATCTCCTGCTCGCGGTAGAAGAGCCCACCGGGATTGGCGGCCGGCTCGTCGACGCTATCGCACGCGCAGAGCTCGGCCAGGCGGGCGTGGGGGTAGTTCTCGGTGTTCTGTTCGTCGGGCGACTCGAAGCCGGCCGTGTCGATGTGGTCGGGCTCGGCGTCGTCGTCGGACTCGACGGCCGCGGCGCCGTGTTCCAGGAGGAAATCGTCCTCGGCCTCGACGTCGCGGTAGAAGCTGATAGACTCGCCGAAGGCCTTGGGGTCTTCCTGGGCCAGGCCCATGACGTAGGCGGCCAGGTCGCCGTCGGGCGTGTCGTGGGCACTGCGGGCCAGGTGGAGGTCGCCGCGGACGACGTCGGCTTTAATCTTGGCGTCGTGGAAGCGGCCGAGGAAGCGGCCGAGGCCGTCGCTCGATAGGCCCGGGTGCGTGAAGCGGGCCTTGACGCCGGCCGGGGCCGTTTCGTTGACGGCGGCTTTGACTTGTCGCAGAAAGGCCCGGTCGATCCATAGACCATGGCCGAGGGCCTCGCCGCGGGTGACGATGGCGACGTCGCGGATGATGCCGGCGCCGAAGCGGCCGCCGGTCGGGTCGACGCGGCCGGCGCCGCGGGCCACGGGGGCGCGGAAGCGGGTGGGCGACGTGCGGAGGATTGTGGCTGCATCACGCGGCATGGCGGAGGGACTCCTCTATCAGTTCGGCCAGGTCGTCGACGCGCTCGGCCAGGGTGGCGAGCTCCTCGCCGGGCTCCGGCGGGGCCTCGGCCGGCATCGTCGGCCGGCGCTCGCGGAGCTCGCGCTCCTCCTCTTCGAGCTCGCCGAGGATGTCGAACCAATCGACGCCGGAGCGCTTGCAGATCCGGCGGCGGCTGGTGACGCCCAGTTTGACGGCCTCGGCGTCGGCCTTGATTTCCTTTAGCGGGTCAATCCAGGGGATGCCCCGGGCGATCCACTCGAAGGCGATGTCGTCGACCGTGCCGACGCTCTTGGGGATCGTGAGCTCGCCGTCGAGCACGGCCAGGCGGAGGCGCCAGCGGACCCAATCGTCCAGGAGCTCGCGGTTGTCGGCGCGTTTCGCGTCGGCCCCCTGGTCGTACAAGAGCCAGGCCTGGCGGTTGCCGGCGTAATTTGTGAAGGATTCGTCATAGAACGAATAGGGGATGTCAACCGATTTGAGCGCGATGGCTATCGAGCTCATAGTAAAGGCGCGGAACTCGGCGGAGGGCTGCTTTGACTCGAGGAAGTCGGCGTCGTCGCCCGGGTCGAGGTCGAGCTGGAAGGGCCCGCGGCCGAAGTCGACGGTGTAGTCGCTGCGGTCCTCCTTGCCGTCGGCGTCAATGCCGCCGGTGACGTCGCCCATGGCGTCGTCGGCGGCGCGTTGGATCTTGATTCCGAATAGCTGCGTCACCTTGGCCTTTGCCAGCGCGTAGCTGATGCCCTCGTAGGTGTCTTGCAAGGTGTTGACGCCCGGCGCGACGAGGCCCACACCGCGGACCTGGTCGGTCCGATCAAAGTAGGCGTGCTGGTAGATGTGACGGGCGGGGATCATGCGAGAGAACTGGAAGCCGCCGCCGCTGGTCCGGTTGCAGAGGGCGTAGGCGGTGGCGCGGCCGCCCGGGCCGGTGCGGACGCCGTGGGTGAGGTCCTCGGGCTTCAGGCCGCCCGGGAGGCTGCCCCAGGGGGTGCGGATGCGGTCGCCCTCGATGCCCTGGACGTGGCCCGTGGCGAGCTTGAGGAGGAAATAGTCGCCTTCCAGGGTCCGGCGGGCCTCGGCGATGCGCAAGAAACGGGCCAGGCGGTGGCGCTGGGCGACGTCGAAGCGGGCCGGCTGGGAGGCGGCGTCGATGTAGGTCTCGAGCTGGCGGTTGAATCGGGCGTTCTTGGTGCGGGCCTGGAATCCGAAAGTAGCGCAATAGTCGAGGTGCTTTCGGATCATCCAGGCGGCGATTGCGTAGTTTCGCGGCAGATCGCGGACGGTGGCGGTGAACTTGCCGCGTTGGCTCGCGGTGAGCTCGTCGTCCTCGGCCTGCTGGCGGACGCGGGGCGGGCGGCGCTGCCCCTTCTCCTCGACGGCGTCGTAGCCGAAGCGAGTGGGGCCGATGGCGGCCTGGTAGAGGCGACGGGCGGCGGATCGGGCGGCGGCGACGATTGCGGGCATGGTCAGAAGTTTTTGAGGGTGCCGGCGAGCGAGGACACGCGGGGGCGGCGGCGGGGATTCTGGTGGGCGCGGAGCTCGCGGAGCCGGCGGTCGATCTGCTCGGGGCTGAAGTAGGTCGTCTGGACGCCGTCGACGGCGACCGTCTGCACGCCGCGGCCGCGGATGGCCTCGAGGGCGGCGATTTCGGCGGCGATCGGGTCGGACATGGCGGCGAGCTGCTCCAAAAAACAAAGGCCGCGCGGAGTGTGCGGCCCCGCACGGCCTTTGGGGAAGTAAAGCGTCCCCGCGCTTTCCTTCACTGTAAGCGGTCCGGCGGCCTTTTCTTAGGCCGGCAGGACGGAATAAATAGCATTCTGGTATTTAATTTGCCGGCTCCTCGTCGAGGCCGAGCTGGTCCTCGGCCGGCTCGAACAGGTAGACGGAGACCATAAGGTGTTGGCCGCAGTCGGCACACTGGGCCCGTTTCTTCTCGACGTGGGTGTAGGGGCGGTCGTCGATCGTGCCGCCGTGGTGTATGGTCGTGACGTGGCGGTAGGGCGTCCGCTTGGTGCTGTGGCATCGCGGGCACTGGGCGCGGAGCTCGTGGACGTGGACGCGGTCGACCTGGGTGGCGTTCTCTGGCCGGCCAGGCCGGCGGCGGGGGGCTTTCTTGGCCATGGGCTTCCCTTCCTAAAGGTATTTGACGGCCTGGCGTCTGCGTTGCCTCTGGGGCTTTTGCGGCAGGCGGTCGGACGGCAGGGCGACGCCAAGCGTAGAGGCCGCGGCGCGGGCGCCGACGTCGCAGTCGAAAAGGTGGTTGTCGGGCTTCGACGGCGGCAGTTGCCAGACGTCGACGACGCGGCCGCGGCCCTCCGTGCGTGTCGGGCTTTCGGCGCGGTAGTGGTCCCCGAAAAGCTGGTGCTTGTCGGACTTCCACAAGAAGGAGGCGCCGGGCTCGCCGGCGGGCGTCATAAAGGCGGCGTGAGCTTGGCTCTTCCAGTGGTTGACGTCGATTTGCATGTGCCGGAGCTCGCCGCGGCCGCGGGGCGTGACAATCCGCCAATGGTCGCCGTAGAGCTCGCCGGGGCGGCGCTCGTACTCTGAAAAGGGCTTCTGGGCGGGACCGAGCGGGAGCCCCTTTGACGGCATAATGATTGCGCTTCGGCGGTCGCGGCAAAAGCGGTTTATGGTCTTGGCCTGGTAGCCGGAGTCGATCAAGAGGCGGCCGATTTGCAGGCCGGCGCCGTCGCGTCGTCTCCAGGGCGTGGCCAGGAGGCGGTCGACGAGACGCTCGAGGCCGGCGTAGATGGCCGCGGCCGCGGCTTTGCTGCCCTTGGGGGCGGCGTCGGCCAGGGTCGGTTTTGCGGTCCGGAGTAGGTAATAGGCCTTCTTCTGGTCGGGCTCCGCGCCGTAGTCGACGACGTAGCCGGTAAAGTCCGGCTCCCAGGCCCTGACGACGTAGCAAAGCAGCGCGTCGTGGACGTCAATGTAGGCGGTCAGGTGCGTGCAATTGGTGGGGATCTCGCGGCGGCGGTAGTTGAGCTGTTTGGCGGCGATTTCCTCCGCGCTCATGAGGCCCTCGGCGGCCTCGTCCTGCAATGGATCGTTCTGGTATTCCGCCGCGAAAGCGTGCCGGTCCTGCAGATACAGGTTCATGGCGTACTGAACGGCGGAGAGCTCGTCGTCATTAAAGCGGGCCGGCCAGGCCGGCTTGGCTCCGCGGTCCATTTCGCGCCGGTTGCGACGGTAGAAAGCGGTGGCCCGTTTCAGGCCGACGCCGGCGCGGAGGCCCTCGGCTCGGAGCTCGGCGTATTTCTCCCAAAGATCCTGGCGCGTTGGAAAACCATAGAGTAGCTTGGTCCGGAGGCCATGCCATTCCGGGTGGATGGACGGGTTTAGGATGCGGTCGGCCATGTCGTCGCGGGCGATGACGGTACATGGCATAAGGCCGGCGATCTTTTTGCCGGGGCCGGCCAGGCCGAGCACGGCGCCGGCCAGGGTCCGCTCGCGGCGGGTGCATTGGGCCGGGCTGACGGCCGAGCCGTCGGTCTGCGGGTCGTCGACGATGACGAGGGAGGGCCGGTCGGTCCCGTTTTTCATGCCACGGATGCGGCCGGTGATTCCGCGGACCTGGACAAGGGCGCCGGATGCGGGGCTGCCGGGGATGGTCGGCAGGATACATTCCTGGGTTTTCCAGCCGATCCGGGTTCTCTGGCCCTGGTAGAGCTGGCCCTTGCATCGGTGGGCTATGCCGTCGATTTCGCGGATCGGGTAGCAGACCTCGGGGAAGTCGGCGGCCAGCGTGTCGTTTCCTTCGAGCTCGTTCTTGATGCTCTTTAGGAGCTCTGCCGCCGCGTCCTTGTCGCTGGCGATGATGACGACGTAGCGGTGGTGGCCGTAGAGGACGGCCCAGAGGACGGCGGCCTCGCAGAGGCATGTTTTGCCGGACGCGCGAGGCATGGCCAGCGCAAACAGGCCGCCGTCGAGGACTGCGGCCTCGATACGCTCGATGGCCTCGATGTGCCCCTCGCTCCATTCGAGGCAAAAGACTTCCGGAAAGTAGGTCTCGCAAAAGGCCCGAAAATCCCAGCGGCAGGCTCGCTTGCGGGCCGGATCGGCTACGGGCGGTAGCTTGCCGATGTCGCGGCCGATGTGGGATCGGCGGGCGGCGTACTGGCGCTTGCGGAGGCGCTCGCGCTGGTAGCCGGCGGCGGTTCGCTTCTTGCGCGGTTTACGCTTTGTCGCTGTTGCGGGCATCGTGTTCGCAGATTGCGGCGACGGCCAGGCGGGCGAGCTCGACGGTGGAGGTCTCGTCGTCGGCCAGGCCGAGGGGGGCCAGGTGGTCGCGGACTTCGGCGAGCTCGTCGACGGCCTGGTCGTGCGTCGTCTCGCGGTCCGGATCGACGGGGCCGTCGGTGGGCCGGTAGAGGTCGAGTAGCTTGTTGATCTCCTTTTGCGCTGCGAGGGCCGTTTTGACGTCCTGGATTTTGAGGGAGCGCTCGTAGCAGTCGTTTAGGCGGGTTATGGCGCGGCCGAGCTCCTGGTTGCGGTGGTAGTCGGCGGCGAGAGTGATTTGCCGGCGGGCCTCCTCGATGGTCGCGTCGACCTGGCCGTCGGGGATCTCGAGTTTTGAGCGGCAGGCCTCGGCGACGGCCGCGCGGTCTTGGAGCGACGCCAGAAGCAAGATAACGCGGCCGAGGACGGCCTCGCCGATCGGGGGCGGTTTTGGGGCGGCTTTCTTGCGGGCCGGCCGGCGTCGGGCCGCGGGCTTGGTGGTGCGTTTGCGTTTGGCCACGGGTCAGCCCTCCGGCTCGGGCGCGATCCGCTCGGCCATTTCGTGGAACCATTCGCGGTAGAAGGCCCAGAGCTCGCGGTCGTGCGTTATGGCGTACTGCTCGGCCCGCGGGTTGGCTGTGAGGTTGGCCGAGCCCTCGACGGTGAGGTAGTGGCCGGCGGCCTCGTTGTGGAGCAACAGGAGCTTCGCGTGGTTCCTGAAAGCGCGGTATTGGCCGCCGCGGGTGCGGATCGTGTCGAGTAGCGTGGCGTAGACGGCGGTTTCGCGTCGCTTGAAATGGAGGCCGGTCAGAAAGCAGACCTGGCCGGCGGCAATCTTACCGGCGTCCCATAGCTCGGCGAGCTCGACGGCCGTCGTCCTGCTGAGGGTCCAGGTTGAGCAATAGAGGGCGTCGACGGTGCCGAGCCAGTCGACCATAACAGGGACCCAGGTCCAGAAGTCGAACTTGGAGTCGCTCAAAACGTGGATGGTCTCGCCGGGTGCCGGCGGGGCCTGGATGACGTCGGCCAGGGCTTCCTGTTGGGCGATGCGTTGGAGGCGGCGGCGAGCGGTGGCGCGGTGGGCCCGGGCCGCGGGGATCTCCGCGGATTCGAGCGGGTCGCCGTCGCCGAGGATGGCGTCGAATAGGAAGTCGTCGGCCATTACTACCCAGGGCCAAAAGGGGTGCGCTAGTAACTTAGATACAAAAGGCGAC